TCAAACCTCATTCCCTCAAGCTGCGTGTCCCGCCCAAACTTGATAAACTGCCCGAAGTGCCGCCGACCCACATGGCCCATACAATCGGGCGCGCCGCACTGACTACACTCTTTGGTCAGATCAATTCTCACCTCCACAATGTAAGGCACGCGGTTGTTGAGCTGCGCCCGAAACTTGCCGGGGATCGGGCCGTTCTTATCCCACTCCTGGGCCTTCGTGTGCGTGATGATTAGGAACGCACCCTGGTTCTTGATCCAGTTGAGCACACCGGAAACAATGAGGTTAGCCTGGGTGTATTCCAGGCCCCCTCGGCGCTTACCACCATCAGCATCCCGCTTCTCCTGCTCGGGTGCGACGTACACCTCCTGAACCACCGACCACCACGTCGATCCGGAGTCGAGGATAAACGTACCGCCCTTCATCTGCCCGTCAGACAGGTGGTTCTTTGCGATCTCCGCTAAGCCCACGAGGGAAGCCCTCCCCTCTTCACGTGTCCACCCTGACGCGCCTGCCGCCTGGAAGTCATACAGCGTGACCTTATCCCGCCGTGCTTCGGACAGATCGTAGAGCAGGGGGGTTGGATCGCGGTCGCCATAGTTTACGTGAACGATAGGCGTCGGACAGGTGGCTAGGCCGAAGCGACTCTTGCCGGTAGCGTCGAGACCCTCAACGGACATGGAGAAGATCACGGGACCATTGTTGATCGCCTCCGAGGCTTTGCGGGCACCATACTTTTCTTGGATGTTATCAGCAGTCATGCGGCACCCCCTTCCTCCACTCTGCATAGGCTGCCTCCGCTTCTGTGTTATCATGTGCCTGTTCGGCAGCCTCCATATCGGCCATATCCTCTTCATCGTCTATGACGTGTAGCAGGTCACACACGTCACACTTATCGTCCTGGTGATAACCGTCCAACCCTAGTGTATCACCGAACTCAAGAGATAAGGATCGGTGTTCACCCCTCAACAGTCTCACCAGGCGGTGACTTATCAGTAGCCCCTGCCTCAACAGCATCACTCTCCTCCTTATCCTCCCTATTAGCATCTGTTAGGTATGCCTGTGCAGCAGCTAGGTTGTCTAGACCGTACCGTTCTTTCCCTTCAGCATCCCATCTGTAGTTCTCACACTCCATTGCCCGGCCCACGTCACACGATCCGCATTCCCATTCGTAGGCTGGCGACCGCTCCTCCCCCTCTCCCATACCTGTCAAGGGCGGCACCTCCTCCCCCTCAACAATCCGAGCCCTCCGATGTAGCTCCTCCATCCAGGGCTCGAGGCTCTTGGGGTCGAACACGATCTTGAACGCATCCAGCGCAGCCCGGGGAGGCACAGGCTTCATGCCCTTACGCCGACTCCCGTAGTCTCCCATCATCCAGTTGACCACAAGCCGTGCGTAGGGTGCTGTGACCCAGCCCGCACGCTGAGCAAAGGCGAAGTAGGTACGCAGCTGGTCTATCCACCACGGCGCATCCGCCGGCCCACGACGCCGCGACTTCCGCGTTTGCTTCACCTCATGGATGACCCCGTCTGCAATGTAGTCCGGCGTGAACAGCAGCCAGCGGTTGCCACAGACGCCGCAGGTCTCAGGCTCTGGATCATTGGGATCAGCACGCAGGACACGGTTTACCGTCTGGCATGTCCAGCAGTAGGCGGATGTACGCTGCGGTTCGCCTTCAGTAACGAGGTCCTCGAACAATAGGCCGCCGAGGAACGTCAGTAGTAGCTCGTCGTCGGGTTCACGCTCGCCCTCGGGCAGTTGCCGCTTACGCCAGGCTTTTCGGAGACAGTAAAAACAGTCCGATGCGTGCGTAGCATTGCGGGGGCCAGACGGAAAGCGTGATCGGATACGGTCATTGATCTGTGCTGTGTATTCGGCATCATAGAGGATTTCTACATCTTGGCTAGTCACGACAACACTTCCTTTCCCGCCGCTCACGTGCGCCTACCGGCACCTTCTTCTGCCATATCTGGCGACCGTCTGCGAGGAGGGTAACGCCTTCCCTAACTACAACAGGCTGTCCACTAAGAAGCATAGTGCCCTCTACCCAGAGAACGTCAGGGAACGAGTAGTCTGGCCCCGATGTGAGCTGGGGATTCCAAGCAGCTAGACGGAAGTCGCCGTCCACTACCAATTCATACATCATAAAGCCACCTCCTAGCCATGTAACACGGAGGTCCGCCGCCCCGAACCTCCACTCCAGGTCCTTATGCAGTGATGGCCTCAATTACACCATCGCCATTGATGTTGATCTTCCCAGCAGCCTCCAAATCCTTGAATAGCTCCTGAGTAGCAACACCGTTCACGATGTTGGGAAGCCGCGCGTGCTGCGGGATAGCAGCGATGACACCAGCCACGTCGGTTGCCTTCTGACCGTTGATCGCGGCGGGGATCAGAGCCAATGCCTCCACCTCAGGTAGAAGGTTCACCGATCCGCCAGCAGTAGGGGCACCCTCTCCACTGTCAACTGGCGCATCCTCATCCCGCTCACGTGCCGTAAAGACGATCCGCTCCCCACTGAACGTCCAGTCAGGCGGAAGCACGGACACTGGCAACAGAACACGCTTGGCCGTGACGGTGCCATACGCCCTGGTCTGGAAGAAGTCAAACATCGCCAGCTTGCTTACCAAGGTCGTCGGCGGCTGTACGGTGCCAAACACCTTCTTGTGCGCGTTGGTGATCTCCCACTCCTTGGGGTAGCGGCTCGAGATCGGCACTAGCCCACCCCGACCATCGTTAACACGTGCGTTGTAGCGCACCATGTCGATGCCGCCGTAGTATACCACGTCCGAGTGCGAGCCGTCCAGCTCGACGCGCACGGCATCCAGCCGCTTGATACGCAGGTCCCACTGCGGGAGGTCCTCCGTGATGGCTGGACGGTACTCCGTCTCCGCACGGTACTCTTCTGTTGCGAGGCGGAACTCGCTGGTGATGATCTCACCTGGAAAGGTCTGCTTGGGGTCTTCCCAAGTTGCGGGGTCGATGGAGATTCCGCCAAAGACATCTGCTGTTGCTTTTGCTTCGGTCACTGTTGTCCTCCTTAATGTCCTAACGATCTCGGTTCACGCCACATGTGGTTACACTATCATGATGTCCCTCCTCTTGTCCACGTCACATTGAAGTGATCGGGTGTATGCGTCCGCTTGTACAGGGGCCAGAAATTACCGTCGATTATGAACGTCACACCCTTGTCGTCCGGCGCCCTAACAGCACGACCGCAGGCCTGTACCACCGTGTTCATGGCTTCTCCGTCATAGTTGGACTTTCCGAACGCATCACCTGCCTTCATGTATTCACGACGGGCTCGCACAACTGGGTCTCCGAGGTCTCCGAACGGCACCTTGGCGATAACCTGGAAGCCGATCTCATAGGGGATGTCTACCCCTGTGGCTAGAGAGGGGGACAGAGCAATCAAAGGCCGGTCGTCTGTACGGAGCCAATTGATTATTTGCTCCTTCATCTGACGGCTCTTATTCAGTAACGGCTTCGCTCCTGCCCCCACCAAATGGGCAACATAACGATCACTCGTCGCTGCCAGTCGTCCGAACAACTCACCCGCGACACGGAACGATCCCGTGTGGATAATCCCCTTCTTGTCCTGAAGCCCTGGCTGCTCCGCAATGTGGTGGATCGCCTGGGCCAGCCGGTCATAGTCGGTAGGATTGGAGTTCCGGCTGACCTTCGTAACAGGAAGATAGAACACTGGCCGGTTCTCAGCTGGAAAGTACGACGGCATGGTAACATACGTCCACTGCCCCTCTGGTAGGTCAAGCTTCCGTGCAAGCAGGTGCGGATCACCAAGCGTTGCTGACATCAAAAGCGCGCGGCGGAAGGCGAAAAACAAAGAGCGCCGCGCCACTGTCCAGCCCCAAATGGGGCGGATACGTAGTGCGCGGTCATCGTGGAGAACGATCCAATCGTCGGCTGTGTCTCCGATCTGGCACAAGCTCTGGACAGCACGCCAGAGGGCAGTGGCTGACCAATATTCCCGTGCTGCCGTTGTGCCCGCTTGGTGGTCACACTCTTTGCACGTCGTAAGCCGGTGCCCTGCACACAGTGCGGCCGTGCGCCGCACATCATACCATGCCTGGATACGAGGCATCATACTGACTGCCCACGCAATAAGCATAGCAGCCGTTGTGTCCTGTCGTGTAGGACAGTTGAACTCCCGAACCGTCTGGCGGCTGAGCTGAATCGTAACCGCTTCAATAATAGCCTGCTCGGCAAGGTCGGCCTCGTCACACACGAGGAGTTCTCGGTGGAACGGGTTGTAGTTGTACCCCCGAATACCCTGCGCCTGTACGATCCGCACCGCGTAGGCATAGTTGAGCACTGCCTGCGGGTTCTGAGCCGCCGCATACAACATCCGGTAGTACGAGCAGCCATCGTCGCCGGCCGATATGAGGTCGCAACTAGCGCCCTGCGTACATGGGGCACGTTCGGCTGTCCCCCCGAATGGGTCGATGGGACAGGTGTGATTGTTGCGCCCCGTGACCACCGCTGCCCAATCCATTGTGCGTATGTACTGATCCTGCAGACCAATGGTGTGTGTGAGGTTCACTGAGTCTACGCCTAGCAGCCGCTGTACGGCTGTTGCTATGATTGTTTTCCCTGAGCCCGTCGGTGCGCTGAGGAGTACGAAGGGGTACTCATCGAAGGCGGCGAGTACACGCTCGATTGTATCACGCTGCCCTGGCCACCAGCGTTCAGCAGGTAGACCCAGCTCGGTAGGGGTTTCGGGCGTTTTCACCATTTAGGCCCCGGCCTCCTTGATACCAGCCATCCTGTAAAACTGGCGTCGGGTGTGCTATCGTCACCCCACTGCCGCTGTATACGTCGGTTATCAACCTCTTGTAGCGCAGCACGGGCACGGCACGTCCAACAGTTGCAGTCAACATAGTCGATTTTCCCTACCTGGCCCTCACATGCGCGGCGACTAGGCTCCTGTAGCGCAGCTAATGTGGCCTCAAGATGCACAATAAGACGCTCCATATCTGACGCGATAGCTTTCTCATTGTGGAAAGACACAACATCACCATTCAGCACAGCGTCACACCACATGGTAATATCAAGTCGTTCCCCTGCCGTGGTGCGGTCGGTCTTTCCCATTATCGTGGCCCCTGCTGCTGCGCCTGCTGCCCCTGCATTAGAATGATTGCCTGCTGTAGCAGCCCGTAGCCTTGCACGTAGCCACCAGGCGTCACAGCCGCCATTCCAATGTTACCGGACTGACTCATGCTTACAACGACAACCGCTACTGCACGGGCCTGCGCTGCTTGAGTTGTGAAGTCACGTAGAGCCTTAATGACAGGGCTGTCGAGTGGCGTACCCTTAACGGCCGCCTGCTGATCCTGTAGACTGATCTCGTCCTTACGAATCAACCGTTCGAGATTTGCTGGACGTGACACGGTATGCCTCCTTCTACTTATTGCCGGTATACCCAAAAATCTATTTGGCAAGTGGGACAGATGGTAAACTGCCCCTGATCATCCCCCCGGTCGTTGTACATTCGACACAGGGGGCACAGCCACCGATAGCCCACAACGTCTCGATTATGATCGTAGACGGGTTGAACCAACACGGTTTCTCTGGGGTTCTTAGGGCACATGGTATGCCTCCTCCTATTGATGCTGCTTTACCACTATACTACATTGTCGCTGGGATGTCAAGGCCACGCCTCAATGATTCCCAGGCTTCTACCCATTGATAAGCCTGCTTGACATAGGGCGGATCATCCATACCCGGATCGGCAGAAGCGTGTCCGGCCAACAGGGTGATCAAGCCCCAGAACGGAGAATGATGCGCCGCCAGGACAAGTAACCTCTTCTCCGCCTGCGTAGGCAACTCGTCGAGGTATGTCGTAACCTCAGCAAGCAGGCTCGCTGCAGATGACACATCACCCACGTCCTCGATGTTCGTAATGATGTCTCCCCACGTGCGGAACATCTGTTCGTAGTGTGCCCGTTTGACGTTACGCCGGTGGATCGCATCTATTGCTGACTCACTTTGGACCCGCCCATACGCACCTGATGGGTCTACGCTGGCCCAGCAGCGGATCAGGTGCCCCATCGCAAAGCGCACGGCCCATTCCTCATCACGGCTGAAGGTCTCACGGACGACACGGTCCCACGCTGCCCACTCCTCGTTCGTAAGCTGAGGGAGAGCGATGCGTTTCGTCTTCCGCTCCCGCTGCTGGTAGTCAGGCATGTCCCAGATAGGCGGGCAGTCCCATGTAGTGGGATCGAGGACCGGCGTGAGCACAGGCGGAGCGACGATGACTACCTGTTCACCGTCCACGTGTCAAGTCCTTTGCCGACGGTGCTTGCAAGGGCAGTAGGTGAACGCCTCCCCTACAGGTACGATGCGAAAGCACCTACCTGCATGGGCCGTGTGTCCGCATTCGGGACACTGATCCGGATCAGCTACTGCGGTCGGCATGGGACTCCTCCTCACTAACAAGGACAACCCTAATAGGAGGGGCTGGATGATTCGTAGTACCGCGTGTCAGGTAGTACATGTGCTTTCCACAATAGACACCGTGCAGCAGTCTCCTAACCACGAGCGCGTTCCTCCTTCTTGTATGGTAGCGTCTCGGTATCGTAGCGGTGGGTCTCCTTGGCGAAGTCGTCGAGCACCTCCATGCGTTCGCTAGTAGTCAACTTCGCCGTAGACGTAGGCTGAGGCGGGTCAGGTACAATCACCGAGCGCGTGAACCCATCACCCTTGAAGATGACGCTCTGTGAGCGGTAGACAGCTCGGCGGGTAGACCAGGCCTGGTGCTTAGGGCACAGAATACAGGGCTCGTCATACCCTGCGACCTGCTCGAAGACATGGCCCCCATCAGCCGGGCAGTCAAAATCATAGCGCGGCATCAGTCAAGCCTCGGTATACGCAACGTCTTGGTAAACCTTTGACGTTGTGCCGGCCACTCATCCTCCGCTAAGCGGCAACCCAGACAACGCTGATTGTGCCACCACTGCCAACGTCGGCGGTGTGGGTAAGCAGGCACAACCAAGATAGACATCTCCCTCGTAAACTCCGCCGCCGCTCTTACATCATCTGCCCAGAGGTCGGTAATAGTCTTAGGGTCTAAGCGCATGTTGCCTCCTTCTACTTGGCATCAAGCCACGTTGAGCCAACGCCTACCTTAACAATCAGTGGAACCCCCTCCAATGGCTGGCCTAAGCACATGCATTGTACCACGGTCGATTTATAGTTGTCAAGCTCGGCAGCCGCCAGCGGCGTCTCGATTACCAGTTCATCGTGGATTTGCAACAGCAGGCGTCCACCAGCCAGGTTGTCAACCAGATTACAGGCCATCCGGCCGATGTCAGCCGCTGTCCCCTGAATGATCTGTGAAATACACATCCGTTCGGCGGCTTCACGCTGCTGCTTGTACCCCGATGTGAGGTCCGGGACTACCCTCGGCCGGCCGAAGCAGGTGTACGCTGTGTTGTTCTGTTCACGCGCACGCTCGATCATGAACGGCACCCATTCACGGAAGTAGTGGGAGTAGATGTCGTGGATGTTTGAGATAGCATGGGAGATCTCACGGGTGCTCGGCGGCTTACCCAGTGACGTATCCGAGAGGATCGCCTTTGCAAGCACAGCCTGTACCTCCTGTCCCATCGACCCGTAGAAGGCACCAAAGAGGTAGTTCTTAGCACGCACACGGAGGTCGGGACGTGCCTCTTGGTCTGCGTATGGGACATTGAAGAGCCTAGTCACATTCTGCGCATGGATGTCGCCGGCCTCGGTATCCGGGTCAGCATTCATCACAGCAAGCAGCGTTGAGTCACGGGAGGCGAAGGCAGCTATGCGTACCTCCAGAGCAGTGTAGTCTGCGCATACGAGCACGTGTCCTTCTGGTGCAACGAAGTGCCGCCTCCATGGACGGGATACCTGTTGGAGGTTAGGGTCACGAGAAGATAGCCGGCCACTCTTAGTGAAGGACATCGTGAGGTTAGTCCGTATCCGCCCGTCATGCTGGGCGTCCTCCAGCCATCCGATGAGGAACGTACGGTAGCGATCAATCGCCCGCCAGTTGAGGAGGATCGGGATTGCTGGGTGCGCGTCTTGCATACGGAGAAGGGCAAGGGCATCCACGGATGCAGCGCCTGTGTTACGGGAGAGAGCCTGAACGGGGATGTTCAGGTGGCCGTGTAGCCAGTCCACGAGCTGTGCCGTGGAGCCAGGGTTGAGGGGGTTAGGAAAGTGGAAGGCGCCTGCACCCTTGCACTCAGGGCAGCCGACGCGCTTATTCTTACCGTTGCGGCATGAGGAACATACTCGGCGGGTGTCAGGGCGGGCGTATCCAGACTCACGTGCGAGGCTGTCGATGGCGCTCCGCAAAGCAAGCAGCTTTTCGTCAGCATCTGCCAAGGCTTCGGTAGCGGAGTCTACGTCTAGCTGGATGCCACGTAACTCCATGTTGACGAGGGTCCGCACGAGGGGGAGATCAGTGTCAGTGTAGAGCTTGAGGGCTTGGCCGCTAAGCCGCTGTACGAGATCAGTCGTGGCCCTCACACCCCAATAGCAGTCGCCCGAGCAGTACTCGGCTACCTGTTCAGGGGGGGCGTCACGAATAGACCGCTTGCCACCAAGGGTCACGTCATCATAGGTGATCATCCGCACGCCATAGTGTCGGAGGACTACATCCTTGAGGCCGGCAGTGGGCTCACCAAGCAGCCGTGCAGCAAGCATACCATCGCCAGCGAGAGAGCCGATGCCGATACCGTGTCGGCGGAGGACGCCCTCATCATACTTAGCGTTCCAGGCCGTCCACCGAACGCCAGGTAGATAGTTGCGTAGCAGAGCAAGCCACCGTTTGTCAGATGTCTGACCGTAAAAGCATTCATCCCCAAACGACAGGCCAACACCCACAAGATCGTCTTGGGTCTCGTTCGGGTCGTCGCTCACAAGGGCTGTCTCTACGTCTACGCCTAGCGCGTACTCGGGGCGCTGATACTGTGCAAGAAACCGTGCCGCATCTTCGATGTCATCGTCGGTCTGCACCAGGCGCCAGTGGTACGGTCGAGCCTCCACCGCTACGTCAGCGTCAGCACCGCCCAGCACCTCGAGCGTAGGCAGACCAGAGCCAGCCCATCCCTCATAGGCACTCGCCGTCTCATTTGCTGTCTGCCACGCCTGCCAATGCTTGTGTGTCTTGCTCTTCGGGGGCTGGCGTACAAGCACACGCGCCTCAGATGGAGATAGACTGAGCTGAATAAGGCACCAAAGTAGCCAAGAATCCACACGCGCAGCGGGGGAGTCCTCTGCGCTTGGGTCCTCGGCGTACACAATAGGAACATCGGGTGGAAGCCTACGCCAGAAGGGGAATGCGGACGGTTGACACACGATGGAGTCGCCCGTTGACAGAGATCGCAACGCCACGTCACGGTCTTGTCGGCGTAGGATGAGGCCACGGAGACCGAGGAGTTCTGCCCGTAGTCGGGCGGTGTCCTCCGTTGGGCCTAGAGATGTAAGGTCTATGTACGTAGCCATAGGCTAACCTCTCATTCCAATTCAACCCAATGTGTTCCAAACAACCCGAAGTGTTTATGCCCCCTAAGAGGAGGCTGTAACAGAAGTATTCACTACGTAATTGATTAGAGCTATTTAGTTTCGCCCACTCTGACTAATAAGCTCTATGGCCTCGGGGTGGTCCGACACGTGGCTCGCAAGAGCCCTCTGGACATGATCTGCTGTCTTGACACACTTGTTCTTATCCAACACAGCAAGGACCTCTCGTAAGGCCATAGCAATACCGATGTCTATCCCAAGCTCCAGGTAGTACGTATTGTCTCTTCTAACCATAGTCACACCCCCTCCCCAAGCAGCGTCTCAAACCCAGCGAGGGCCTCTAGCAGGGCATCGAAGGCATCGCCTGCGCCGGGACTATCCGGCCCCAGCCTCGTGTAGATCACGTCCTTTGCCTTGATCAGCGCCTCCACCGCACCTGTGGCCCAGGCGAAGAGGTCGGTGGCGTCAAGGCCCTCTAGCCATACTTGCGCAGCTATACGGCCCTCGCAGTGACCACAGGTGTAGGACGATCCGTGCCCACATGGTCGCCGTTTCGCCGCCACCAGCAGCTCCTTCGCCTTCTGTATGCTAGTACTCTCCATCATACCCCCTCCTCGTATCTACAAACGCTCTTAGCCCACGCCAGAGCTGCTGCCAGAAGAAAACGAAGCGCGTAGGCCCACCGGAGTACCGCTGCCACGGGCGGCGGAGGTCATGCCAATGGGCGTTGTAGCCCACCAATCCGTTGCCGAAGCCCATACCAGTAGTCCCTATCCAGGCGTTCCGATGAGGGCCCTCGTAGCGGATGGAGGAGAACCGACCATAGTGGTCACGGAGAACCTCAAGCGTTCGCGGCCGCCAGTCTGCGTTCGGCCCATGATCGCACACCATCCAGTCTCCGTTGCACTCCTTACAGATCGAGTTAGCCATTATGATCCTCCCCCAATGCCCTTATCTCCTGTATTACAGGCTCCGTTGCATCGTAGAGTTGTGCCATGCTACGCTGATCGCCAACCGCGACAGCGCACGCAGTGGCCTCAGCGACTTCCAGCATGAGAGCCTGGATGGCAGGGCCTATGTCACAATACGCTGCTACTGCATCCTTCTGATATGCATCACCATAGACTATGCTCGCCACAGTATTAGCATAGGCATCGATAGCACGGAGCAAGAGCGTGTGCTCATCTTCAATGGTCATTGTGTACCTCCATCAGCTAGACTCACAGCCCTTCTCAGGCTCGCTACAATCGAATCGTCTATCTTATTCCACGGGCCTCCACTTCTTAGCGCATGGGATGGATGAAAACTCCCAACCACAAGCCGACCACTAGGGAGTGTCCGCTGTAGCTCAGACATCTGCCCCGCATCACAGCCTGGGAACCACCGGTTTCCCGATGTAGCACCGAGAGCTACGAGCACGCGGGGGTTGATGGTCTCGATCATGGGATCAAGCCAGAGCCGAGGGCAGAGGAGGATAGCCTGAGGACATGACCGGATATCATTCGCAGGGGGCCTACACTTGAGCACATTGTCAAGGTAGACATCCTGACGGCACAGTGGTGCTCGGTCAAGAATACCGTTGAGCCTCTGTCCGGCAGGCCCTATAAAGGGGAGCCCTCGGCGGTCCTCCTCTGCCCCTGGCCCTTCACCGACTAGCATGATGCTTGCGTGAGGGTTTCCCTGACCAGGGACTACTTGTTGCCGGTGCTGGTGGAGGGGGCAGGCTGTACAGTCAGAGGGGTCAGGCATATGCGCTACCTCCTATACCTCCTATTAGTCATAGTATCACGTATGCGGGCTGGTGTCAAGCGCCCTGTTCGCACTCGGTCGTGTGGTGTGGGCTGTCCGCACGTGGGATGGCGGCGCGGGCCTCAGAGCATTCTATGCGGATACAGTCAACTAGCGGCCCCTCATGATGCCGGACGTGTAGACACGCTTGAAGAACCAGATTTTGCTGTCTCTTCCGCAGCGCCGCCTTCTCCTCCCGCAGCCTATCACGCTCGGCTTTGGCTTGGATCAACTCATCCGTCATGCAGACTATGATACGCCCTGATGCTGCCATCTGCTCGTCTTGTATACTCATCATTGTTCGCAGCACATTGATGTCTTTGCACTCCAGCTCTAGCTTCTCCGTAGGTATCCCCGCGCAGGCATTCACGCAGGCCACGATGCGGGGCCGGTCGTGGTCATGGGCTATGGCTACAGCCTCGTCGTTACTGCCCAGCACCAGGCCTGCCGCCTCGCCGTCATGCCACGGCTCCGGCGTGTGCTGCCCCGTCTCGCTTGCCGGTTGATCAGTCATAGGGTACCTCCTCATCGGGTTTGTTCCAGTATATATCTTCTGGTGGCCGCTCATACCCCTCGGTATCCAACGACCCATGCCGATCTTCCTTCGAGTTCCAGTAGCCCGTAAGTGCCTCATAGTCTCCCTCAATCACGAGGACAAAATCAAATCTCCTCCCAGGCCAGTCGAACCGGATACATGTACGGAACACTGCCCATGTTTCACGGACTATGGTAACGTCGATGATCTCGAAGTCCTTCGGCATGATGATACTCGGTGGGAGATGGCGGGACTCCATAATACGCTGGTAGTGTTGGCTAAGCCTGAGTTCTACGCCTGAGTCGGGGAGGAAATCGAATACTCCTCGCACGATGTTGGCTGGGAGGTATACGTCTTTGTGGAAGCGGGCGTAACGTTGATCGTCGAGGTGTTCGGGTGTTGGCAAGTCAGCCATGATGTGCATCCTTTGAGGGTAGGAGTGAGAGGCCGAGACCATCCTCGACCCCCCACCCCGAGAATTGCTGCGGAAGGTTAGGTGCTTAGGCGCCCTTGATGCCTCCCGATGCGAGGCGCTTAGCCAGCACCAGGATCACGTCGTTGGCACGGAGTTCCTTACTCACGTCGGTCTCAGTAATGGCTCTACCGTTCAGCGACACCGAGTTCTCCTCGAAGACATCGTCGCCTCCGAAGAATTTATCGAGCGCATCCTCAACCGTAACCATCGTGCCGTTGATGGCATACGGCTCTTGCTTCTCCGTCGTGGCGACGGTTACGACTCCCCGGTCGTTTGGCATGTTGTTGTGCCTCCTTATGTGGTATCTATCTTCTCAGTCGAGTATACTCGACCTCCCGCAGCTGTGAGATAACACCCCCTAGAGGGTGGAGTCCCTGTGTTTACGTGCGTGGCCTTCAGCAAGGTAGGACTCGTACGGGATGCTTCTGTCCCTTACCCACGCTGAGTCCGTTGCCCGCCACTGGAAGCCGTGATAGCCGAACTCCCCCATAACAAGCGCGACCAGCAGGAGGGCCGGCCCTGTTACTGCAAGTAGAAGAGCACTGCGGCTATCGCTGGCACGGCGCACACTATAGTAGTGCTGCTGAAAGTACGCCACCGTTAGCCCGTACGCCAACACTCCGCAAGCGATGTAGAGCGTGGCGGCTCCGATGATGATGAGCGCAATTGTGAGTATCATTACTGTGGCACCTCCTGTTCTACTCTGGTGAGTGAATGTCTTCCTCTGCCATCCCTCTTCCTACTCCAACATGGTACACCTCAAGGGGGCGCGGCATTATACCCTTGCACCACTGATTGATCACTGCCGCAATCCGACTCGCCACCCACATTCCGACGTACGCCGTCCCACTCTGACCACATGGAATGTCCGGAACCTCGTCATCGTCAGGGAGGTCGGCAGTGTACTCATTGTACGACCTCGCATCAAACGCAGTTGCCACCACGGCGAGTTCCCCCATGATCCGACCGTCGATGTAGAGGGGAATGTCGTGATCCCATGCCCAGTTTACGTTAGCTAGGCGGCCAGCCATGGAGTCAACGGCGGAGATCATGACGGTCGGAGGTGGCTCTGTCGTGAGATCACAAGGAAAGCTGTCCACCTGATAACAGGTGTAGAAGCCGGTCAGGATGTTGCTAAGTGCCTCTGCTTTGTCCTGCCCCACATACATCGACGTGTATGGCTGACACCCGATGTTCACGTCCTCCACTACGTCGGGGTCAATGAGATGTAACATCCCCACCGCCCTGGCGAGAGCCATCGCTGTCCACCCCCCGATCATACCTAGCCCCGCTATGAGCACGGTGGCTTCTGCCATGCGCGGATGGATGATTCTGGCCTGCCGCTGGTGGTGCGGCTCCAGCTGGAGAGCCGTATGTCCGGCTGAGTAACTGTCGTCGTTCATCGCCTCTTACCCCCTCTCCGCCCTGAGCTTACTGTTGGGCATAACGACATCGCGCCCATCCTCTAATAACAGCCTCATCCAAGGGTAACAGAGCGGCGCCCACCCCGCCTCGATCAAGCGTCCTATAGACCCTATCTGAATAGGGCTGCCGCTTGAGTCGTGGCTCAACGCCGTTACCTGAAACAGCCTCATCATCACTTCTTACCTCCTCCCTTATTCTTTCGCATCATCTGCTGAGCAACCTGATTCCCGTCACCGCTCGCAACTACGGCTATCAGCTCATCTCCTTCCCGATCAAGTAGGGCATCAACGGCATCCGCACCGAACATCTCACGTAGCCCGTTGATCGCCAGCCAATTCATATCAGGGAGTCGCCGGTGTACGTCTGTTGGAAACCTCTTTGCCCACTTATCCCAGGCAGCAGCGTCATCGGGTAGGCCCTTGAGTGCCTGTGGTCGGACAGGTGGAGCCGAGGAGCGGTCCGTTGGTGGCTGATAGAGAGAAGGGTACGTGTGCACCACTGGCGGTGCCTTGCGAACCTCCTTCATCATGTCTTTGACAGCGTTGATGATGCTCACTGGTATGGGATCATCAACGTCCACACTCAGCGTGGCACTCAGATCGACCGGGCGAGTCGTGTTGATCCATCCGTGGTACTCGCTGCGCACGTTCGTTACGATCCCTGCGAACCAGCCGAGACTCGGGACGGACTCAGCAAGCAGAGCGAGCGTCTTTGTGTCTTGTGTTGACGGACCCACATTCATGCTACAGTGGGAGTGCCACCAGAGCGGCCAATCAGCAAGCACCATCCCGATCTGAGCCAGCGAGGTGAGCCACTCCCGCAAGTCGTCGGCCTCAAGGTCGGTGTGTACTGCACCTACCTCTTGAGGCGGGATGATAACGTCGGTGATGGTGATGATACCGCTGTCTACGGTCACCTTACCGAACCCAAGCACCTCAAGCGTCGGCGCTTCGAGTACTGCTGTTCGCATCATCTGTGCTGCTTTCTTCGTGAGTTCTATCATGATTTTCCTCCCAATCTTTGTATAGTCCGGCTAGTGTTGGGTTTATGACAACGCACCCACGGCAGCAGGCTTGCCACCCGACCGGAAGAGGTGCCGCTCGAATCTGGAAGGTGCTCACCAGAGCGATGATGTCCTGCGGACGATCACAGTAGCCACAGTGGTATGATTCGTAACTAGGTGGCACCTTGATCATGAAGCCGTGCAGATTGTAACGCCCGATCAGACAAGACGAACCTTCACAGATGCAATAGTTAGGCTGCTCCTGGCAACCGACGCAGAAGCGCTCGTGGCACCTACAACGCTTGGTCGGCCGGCCACATGAGGGGCAGGAGGATGGCGTCGTATCTTGATCACCGACCACGCTGACTATATCATGATGAGACATATAGGTCACATTCCCCCCCGTCCACATCCCTACATGAGTAGCCAGGTCGATGTCATCAACAAGACCTCCTTCTAGTGGTACAACATCACCCGTATCTGAGCGTTGCACCGAGTTCCCGTCCCAGCCGAGTAGCGGGGATAGATGTCCACCACGGACGCTTGCGAGTAGAGCCCAGGCGTGTCGCGGCCATGCATGCCCGTACATATCGTGCGTGTTCAGACTGGCTCGCCAATGGCGGATGATATCGAAGGTTGCTATGACCTGATTCAATCTTCCCATCGCCCGCACGGCTGCTCCTCCCGTTCCAAAGCAATAGCGCTGCCTATCTACGTGGGGATGCGCGGTTACAAACTGCCCATCGTACCAGTTAGGGCGGGCAGAAGACGCCATTGGTAGGAGCGTGCTGGTTAGGGCAATGTCCCCACCCGGCTGCACGTAGGCAACGGGTATGAAGCCAACGCCGATTGTGCAAGATGGCACGGTATACCCTTCGCCGTTATCCGGACCAGCAACCACGCTGAGCGCCTCTGGCCATTCGGCTACGGCTGCCTCGATGTCAGTGAGAGGAGTCGGTAACCGTACAGTCTTGATAACGGCGCTTACTTCCACTAACTCAGCTTGGCTGGCTTCAATAATACGCATGGCGGCGTCCCGTGAGCGCTCAGCACCACGTATCTGCCTCTGAATACGAACCGGTGATTGCACGAAGCCTTCCAGCCCATAACCAAAAGCGGTCGGCATGAGGGTGATCTCGTGCCTCCTCCCAAGGCCATCAGGTGAGGGCTCGGTTACGTCCAGCCACACACGGTAACGCCGTAGCCATTGGCTAGTGCGAGACGAAAAGTTGGAGTCTCCGACACGTATCAGGCCGCGGCGCTCAGATGGGAACGTGATTGGGATCGGGTCGGCCGACTCTATCTGGTAGAGTGCATCACGTATAGCCTCAACGGTTTCTAAGCGGGTTCTCATGATGGGTGATCCTCCTCACAGTACTCACCCAATGTAATGCTAGGCCCGGAACTGATAGTAAGCCTGCCTGTTATGGTGCCACCACGCATGACGCGAACCTCATTGCCCTCTTCGTCGTCTCTGTGCTCATCTTCCGGCGCATCAGGGGGGGTATTATCCTCCGCTTCCGTATTCATACCAAGTAGTCTACTCCAGAACTCTACCTCCGACTGCTCACCACACTCGATAGCATGGAGTTCGTCTGCTCGATCCTCGATGAGCAGATAGGTCTTGCCCTCGTGCTCCCGTGCAAGGAACCAGCCATAGTGGGTATGAGAGCGGTACGTGCCTTCTTCTGCGTCAGCAAAGACCCCGCCGCTCATCGTAGTCTGGGTAGCAGTTGCCTCTTGGAGCATGATCTCAAGCACGTCGGATGGTATATCTGCTTGCAACCGCTTGATCAGCTCGTCTAGATCATCGGGGCTCATGGTTGATCACCTCCGACCGCGACACCACAGGAACCTTCATCACAGCTGCAGTGCATGAGGTTCACGCTGCTGATCCATGAGTCGGTGCAGTCAGCGTGATCGCCCAGCCGACACGGCGTACAGGTTCCCAGGTCGTCCTCGGCGGACACGCGTGCGATGAGCTGGACTACCTCACCGATGGTGACTCCAGCATCAAGCTGACCCTCGAGTGGGTTATCAGTACCCGTCTCCATAATGAGCAGGCAGTCATCGAGCAGTGTAAGCCCACAGAGGATCATGTTCACGTCACGGTGGGAGAATAGGACTATTCGGGCGCCAGTCATGACTTCTCCTCCGCCTTGAACGTGCCGATGTCCTCAACCCGACCGGGACAAAGGTACCCCGATACTACAGTGTCCGTAACTACGTCCATAATGCGGGACACGTGCTCGCTCTCTCGCTCCCTACAGAGGGCGCAGATTCTATCACCAGTTCTCCTAGGCATGGGGTTCACCTCCTAGTATTCCGAACAGCAAACAGGATTGAGCGAACGCTCACACGTAGGATGTAGGCTACGGCGAGCGCCTCAATGAATAGCAGAGAGTCGGGGGCCATGGTGTGCCCCGTTACCGTTCATCCTCTAAGTAGATTGCCTCATCATGGTCATGGCCCAGCCCCTCATCCTCGACAGGAATGGTTACGACTGTCTGTATCGTGACCATGCTTAGGGTGGCCTCCAATAGGCTAATGATAGCCTCTGCCATGTCACGGAATGTATCCTCTCTCGTCGTATCAATGTGGATTTCCAGTCTTAGTATCCTCATGTCTCTTCCCCTCCTACATCCCCGCTCTCTCTGAGACTACGCTCCGCAGCACGTAGCAGCAAGCGTCCTCGAGCGTGCTCAGGGGAGCCCGTGTCTTTGAGGTATGTGATCGCTCGGTTGATGGGTGTCTTGGTTGCCTTGACTAGCACAGCGTAGTCCCACAGCCCCCGTATGAATACTAGGGGTGTATAACCATTACTGGGCATGCCCGCGCCGTCAAGGATCGCTCCCACAATCTTGTCAACGTCCGCTCCGTATGTGCACATCATCCACCTCTCTCTTACTACAACAGGCCTCATACCAATCCCGATACGCCTCGAGCACCACGCCCTGTATCCTGAACATCAAGCCCAGGCTCAGGTCAACCCACGCCCAGGTAAGGGCCAGCATGAATGGCATCCCTGCTTCGGGCGGTACGAATGGCTGCATCTTAGTGCCTAGCATACTAGTCCTTCTGCTCCTCAATCGCCCGGCGGATGCGATCCACTGCGTTGGGTGTTAGAGCACCAAGCGGAGCAACTGTTGACTGGCGGCCACGCTCCTCCGCCCGCAAGCCATCATCCCGATGCTTGTCAGCCAGTGCCGCGTGCTGTCCTGCCGCGTATGCCCCGTACGCTGCTGTATCCGGTTGCGGTATGATCATCGGCATCTGCTCACCGTTGAGGTCCGTAACGTACTTGTATCGTGGGTTCATTGTAGGAACTCCCCTTCCTCGTAATCGCCGGGGTCTCCTACCAGCTTCATCACCGGCGTTAGAACCTGCCCGCCCAGTCGTAGGTAGGCCCAGTCGAAGATAGCCATATCTTCGAGGCTAAGCGTCTCTGAAACCGCATCGCACGCCTCTGCTTCGCTATCTGCTGCAATGCCAAGTTGTACCGTGGCTATGTAAATCTGCCGTGCCATTGCTCACTCCTCATCCTCCCCGTCATCACTCAGGCCAAGGAACATCGGCTCGCTGCCCTGTTCCCGCAGCAAGCGTGCCATCGTAGGCCCATCAACGGCATCCTCGCTGAGTACTTCCACATTGCCGGAGCAGTCGCCTTCAACGATCTCATATGCTATGTATGTTAGGCCAGCGCCTTCTGGCAACTGCCCGCGGCTGAGTACCTCAACCTGAAACACTGTTCGGTAGAACATTCCACTTATTGCCCTTTCTGCTCGTAGAAGTCGGGTAGCCACGCCTCCAGCAATGGGTTATCATCAACGAGGATCTCGCTGTCACACTCCATGCAGACGGCGCCTTGTACCAATGCATCGGTCAACTCACCACAAACGCCGAGTACGCGGCTTCCGTCGCTACACGGCTTGTCCGCATAGAGTGTAACCGTTGCGTCGATCAGTAGGTGTATGTGATCACATGCGTTCATGGGCTAGCTCCTTTCTGTTGATCAGCAACATCAACACAGTACTCGTTGCCGTCGAGGTCTGTGACGTACGCCTCTGTAGGTGGACACTCTAGCTGCTGTTGCATATCTCCTACTCGGTCGTAGATGATATCGAACTGGTAGGCATGCAGCATCAGTATGCTATACCAGGCGAGGACCAGCGCCGCAAGGAACACTCCGATTATCCACCACGGGCCGACGTGATCGTGATCGTTCATACTTATTCTCCTTTCTTGTGCTCAGCAGCACGCAACCATGCAACTGCATCGTGCTCGTCAACGTAACACTCGAACCCTACATCCCTGTGTCCATCCATGATGTCCAGGTACGTGAACATTCGCTTCACGCCATCATCATGCGATGCTATGAAGAGGGCCACGGCATCAGCAGGGTAGTCACCGCCCCACCCGCACTCGTCGAGCGCACGCACGGCATCCTCGGTAGCCTGCACGAACCAGGGAGTAGCGTCGAAGCTACACTCAACGATATGATCGTCGCTGTAACAGGTTGCCTTGATCACTGTTCAACCTCCTTCTCACGCTCCGCTATGCGTAGCCATGCGTTGACTGAGCGTGCGCTCACCTGTGTATATGGATCGCCGCAAATCTCTGCCAGACACGCAGCGCATATCCGAGTGTTCACGTCCCATCTACCCCACACCTGTCGATAGGCACACGGCCCTTGATCGCACAGCTTACCGCCTAAGCGTCCACACGTCTTGCAGACATCAAGTGGCCTAGAGCGTGAGTACCTAACGGGTTCAGGCGTGAGGTCCGCATCCGTGCAGGCTGTGTTGCAGCGTGGGCAGGCCACCTACCTAACCTCGAAGAGGTGCCATACCAAGCTCAGGGGGTCAGTGACCGACCCAATATGGGCAATGATCTCCTCGGGTATATCATGACCGGTTCCCGCAAGGCACAGTACGCGGTCGTCTGTACCCTTCTCGTCGCGGTCAACCAGCGCCCACACAGCCGGCGTGTTGCCCTGTATGCCAAAGTGGAGGATCTCTGCCCCGACAGGCATCGCAACCACCACGCAGTCCTCGTACGTTAGGCTGTACTTGTAAACGCTCTTCATCGCCCCGATCCCTTCCTACATAGGAAACGGCCCCGACAGGCGAGGGCCACCCCCAACTTGCGCTATGGTATGTGCCTACGCCTTAGCCCGCATCGGGTCACGCCCTGCGATGCGTTCTCGCGTGCGCCATAGCCACGTACGAATCGCGGCTGGCGCTTGGCTTGCGCTGGCTGGCCGCGACTTGAGAAGCTGGGCGTCAGTCATGGCGGCATCGAGAGCCTTGTCCGTCTTGGTCGATGGCTTGGCCTGTACTGCCGTGGCCTTGACTCCCTTCGCCCGTGCCTTGGCCTTTGGCGTGGCCGTGACCTGTGGCGATGCCCCGCCAGCAACCGCGCTTGCGTAACTGTGCGCTGCGCTACCAGGCACCAAGGCAAACTCTTCCAGGCTCTTCGCTTCCGTCCGTTCGCCGCGCATGAACTCGCGTGCAGCCTTGCTTCCCGCCAGCACGAACGTGTTGATGGCAGCAGGCGAGTGCCCAGCACACTTGTCGATCAGGTTGGCCTTCGCCTGGCGCTTGATCTGCCCACGTAGGGCTTGGAGTTCAGGCGATGCGCTTACGATGCGCGTGCGCTTTGGGGATGCGGCTACCTGTGCGGGAGCCGATGTTGGCTTACCTTCGACTGCGCCCAAGCGGTCGATGATCTCCAGCTGCACTTCGGCCTGGCGCTCGAGTAGCCCAGCCATGGCGTCGATTGTCTGCTTCAGTGTGGTCATGATACCTCCGTTGTGCTATCGTTCTGCTATACGCGTAACAACCGTGTGCAACGTTTGGCCCTATGCCGTCATGGTGTTACCTGCCTTTCAGGGTTGACCGACCAGTGACCAGCCTACCCGTATACCTAGGCTTGGGTCGACCGGGGCCAATGGTCGGTCAACTGCTACTAGCTTACCACGGCTACCCCTCCCTGTCAAGCCCCTAGTCAGCCATCCTTGGCCGTTGTCAGCCCCCTAGCCCACCACCCCAGCTATCCTGACCTATACCAATGCTAGAAAGTCCACCGACTTGCTATGATCTCCGCCCATATCCTGCCCATCTTGCTTACCCCTTAGCTTAGCAACCGCTAGAATAGGCCCAGCCACCCCCATCTAACCCTTACGTCAACGTGAACCTAACCTTTACGTGAACGTTAGATGGGTTCCGTCCCACCACCCGCACCCCCGCCGGATCGCTGCTGGCTCCCAGTGCTACCAGGTGGACAGCCTGGATACCCCTGAACACGCGCCGACAGATCGCGTGAGCCTAGGCTAATAGCCTGACGCGTAGGATGCAGACGTAGTGCAATCCCTCGCACACCTCACCAATCCCCAAACCCAGGTATGTTGGCTCACGCGATGGCTCACACGATTGCTCAGGCGATTGCTCACCGACCACACCCCCCATGTGTGTTCCCGCGAACATACCCCCCCACCCCCCCATGAGCACTCGAAGGGGGTCGGACCTGGGAGCAGGATAGAGAGAGGAAGTATTCTACGGTCGTGCGGGTTTTTGAAGTTTTCCTGACCTTACCTTTCAGCACAGATGTTCTATCGTCCGGGCGTCCACCGGACATCCCAGCTTGACAGTGTGGGCGAAATGTGCTACCGTGGGAGTAAGCCCGGAGCCAACGGCCCGAGAGCTAAGAAAGGACAAACCACATGCAGACAATCAGCCTCCCCTGTCTAGTACAGCAAGTCACCGATCTTGCTTTTCGCTCCACTGAAAAGCGGAATGAATCATACCTCTTCGGCATCCTACGTTGGCGGGGATCGTGGAACTGGAAAGACATCACAGAGCGGATGATAGCCGGGTTCCTATCCGGATTGGGTATCGGCCTGGGAGTCGGGATCGTATTGAGGATGCTTGGCGGGTTGTAATGTGGTATAATGTAGGAGGAAGGAGTAGACCACATGCCAACGAAGACTGATACCCAGACTCCTACGCGCACGAAGCCGAGTATCGACCCCGAACGGCATTATGCTCCGGAACGATTGTGCCCGACCCAGCGCGGGGACGGCGAACGCTTTAGCCGCCCATAGTCGGATTCTCCATAGGGGGTATCTATGGCACGCCAAGCGGTTAAGCCTCCGCAGGAGATCGCGGACGCACACGCGCTGGTAGCCCAACGCTACGCGGGGTATTTTGTCGGCTATCCGTACCGAAACCCCCAGATGCAGAAGGTCGATCCTGCTGTGGACGTGGACCGGCGCCGGCCGTGGAAGGAGCCCAACATCGTGGCGGACGATTGTGTTTTCTGTGTGAGGCTCACAGATGAAGATGCTGAACGACGCGTGGCGGGGATTCAGTACGCGATTGATATCGAGGCTACGCGGTCAAAGAGCGCACATTACATCGGGTGGCTTGCCAGCGGATCGCCGGACGTACTCGAGCCGAACGGTGGCGGATCACGGTCACACGAAGCGCATCTAGCCAATCGGCGGCGCTTCTGCGAGCTATTCCAAGATATGCCTACCGAACGGCGCCCTGATGGCTGGAGACTCCGCCCACTCCCTCTGGTGACCCTTCCACTCCGCCTGAAGCGTAAGGTGTGTATCGAGTGGAATCATGTGTATCTTCCCTGGATGAAGGATGCGGGGCTGGAATACGACTTTGACAAGCGCGTGTTCTACCGTGAGGTGGCAGATAGTGGGGCCGATGAGAGCGATCCGTTCATCGAAGTGATGGAGGTGGGCGATCAGCAGTACGTCTACATGGGTCTAATGGGTCCAGTCTAGGCGGGTGAAAACATGGGCCGAGCATTCACTCAGCTCTGGTTGACCAGGGACATCTGTATTGGACTGCGTGAGGCGATCCGACCATTTGGTGAATCAGCCTATCTGCCTCACGGAACCGTGCGGGAGTTCTGCATACGTCTCTACCGTGCACATTACTCACTTGAAGCCGATCCTGACCGTGAGGCGGTTGATTTTCCTGTTGACCACGATGAGGTCCTGGTTATCAACAACTTTGTATCTGTTGAGGACGGTGACTGGGCCAAGGATGTACTCCACCAAACGCGCCAGGTGTTGTATGAGCTGGATACGGGGCATGAGGCGGTAAGGCTCGCGTCGGCTGAGGACGTTGCGCAGATGTTTGATGGCGTGACGCTTGATCCGGACAAGAAGCCGACTGATCCTGAGGGCGCAAAGACAGGAGGCGCCGATGCCGAGTGATCACCACGAGGCCTGGTCTCCTCGATGGGTAGCAGTAAATACGATAGCCACCGTTGTCGGAGCATGTACGGGAGTCTCCGCCATTGTGATCGCCATCATTGCACTACTAAGATCATAGGCACGGAGAGAGAGCCGCCGAGGGGCAATTTGGGATACTATTGTCTCTATAGGGAATTGACACACGAGCGGGTGTGTGGTATGATGAAAGGGCGGAGGTTTCGGTATTTCGATTTCACCCACATGGACATATATAGGAGAAGAGGAGGCAGCTCATGATCGGTAAGATACTCTGTTGGCTATTCGACTACTGTTTCCGATGTGACGAGGTGGTCTGGTGAACGATAGCCCATGGGAGGTGGAAATTATTTGCGCATGTGGCTGCGGGAGTACATTCCGTGAGTCCAAGCGGGCCGGTAGACCACGATCCTATATGAATAGAAGGCACGCGAGACGCCAGTCTATGCGTAACACCCGCCGTCGACGCAGGGAAGGTGAGGCCACGAACGTTAGTAATACTCAGTGTAGGAGGTATAGATCGCGGGACTCTGATGAAGCCGAGAGGGCTCTAGACAAGCACTGTTCGTATGGCAACCCAGGACACCTCCTTTGTTCATTAGCCACTGCACATACCTCTCTCCGCTGTCCAGCTGCTCTGTATAAGGACCTCTATGGGGACCAGAGGCTCTGCATTGTGTACGCGACCCTCTTTGACGACATGATGGCCTTGAAGGTTCCAGGCTGGAGGAGACGGAATACCACAGATGATGGTCGGTGGCTGTCTGACGGGGCAAGGGCTGAAGCTATGACGCCGAAGCCGGAGGGGTCACTGAAGCCTTGGGACGACCCGAATGCTTATAGTATATTAGGCAATGTGGGCGAAACTGAAATACTGTAATTCAAACGTTCTGAACCGATGTTCTACTTCGTAGATAGGACACAGCCATGATTGAAGATACTGATGACCCTCAGACCATCTTCCCTCTCCACCTGAACCCCAACACGGCCTGGGTGATCCGAGGCACAGTCCGACCAGGGATCAACATTGACTGGCCGACCGACTCCGTCCCCGCACAGGCTGACGTGTGTGCTCGCGCTCTCCGCCGGAAGACCAACAACGCGATCCTCCGGATGATTGACGAGGAGCTGGATGATGTCGAGATCGATTGCTCCGAGAACGAAGCGTGGCTCTTAGACAGCGTGATCCCCTTTGACGGACCTGAGGGACCGGGGACTGACATTATTCTTCAGCTCATGCGTGGTCTGTGGTATCTCGACATCGGGCAGCATCTGTCGCCCACGCCCAACCTTGTAGATGATCCACGTGGCGGCTGGTCAAATGATGCCTTCAAGGGCCTGTCTCCGCCCAAGCCTTCCACTTGACGTAAACGTTAGGGTGTGCTACGATGTAAATGGAGCACACTCGTGGGCACCCCTGTCTGCGAGCCTGGGGGCCGGCCGTTGCCTCCTCGGAAGGCTCTCAGGAGGCTCCGTGAGACCGTACGGCCCGTCGGAGACTACTATAGGAGGAATCATTGACATTAGGCCAACCAGATCGTGGGGGCACAGACCTCTCCCCTAAGCGTAAGCGGCGAATCCTAGATCGCTCTGAGTCCCAATTAGTCAAGCATCTACCGCAGTACATAGGGAAGCTGGAAGAGCTGGCTACTGGGGTACTTGTGGTGAAGGTCGACGGCCGTAGTGGGGATGAGACTATATATAGGACCCCTCCGGATAGGCAGGCGTTGGAGTTTCTGATTGAACATGGTTTAGGGAAGGTCCCACAGAGGCATGAGATCACAGGGGAAGAGGGGGGAGCACTTACGATAATCCCCTGGCTTCCTCCCAGCGTGAAGGTTAAGGAACTCCCGGAGGGGGAGGAGGAAGTCATAGATGCCGAAGCCGAGACTGTCAAAGCAACAGAAGGCAATTAGGCGTACGGCCAATACGTCGGCTAGTAGGGCGTTATACATAACCCACATTGGCCCCCAGACCGAGTTCATGGTGAGCGACGCCGAAGAAGTCCTCTTTGGTGGGGCCTATGGGGGTGGGAAGTCGCACGCTCTCCGTTGTTACGCTGTTACGTATTGTATGGTTCACCCAGGCGCCCAAGGGATACTCTTCCGCCGATCATACCGTGAACTCGAGGACACGCACATTTTGGCGATCCAGAAGGAGGTTCCCCTCTCCGTGGCTACCTATGCTAGTGGGAACCACAACCTAGTATTCAATAACGGATCGATACTTCAACTCCGCTACTGCGAGCAGGATGAACACGTAGCCACCTATCAGACGGCGGAGTATGACTTCATGCTCTTTGATGAACTCCAACAGTTTACGCAGTATCAATACACTGGACTCCTTACGCGTTGCCGTTCGACCAAAGAGTGGTGGCCCGGACCCCGCATACGCTCGGGGGCCACTCCTGGAGATCGTGGACACAACTGGGTGATGGCTCGCTGGATTGCGCCGTGGAGTGGAGGCGACCAGCCTGCGCCCTTGGAGGTGTGGAAGGCGCCGGTGGCTGAGGGCGGCATGACGCGTCAGTTTATTCCTGCACGGGTGTCGGATAACCCCTCGCTTACGAAGACTGACCCCCACTACGTTGAGCGGCTCCGTGCTATGTCTCCTGAGGAGTACCGAATGAAGGCCCTCGGTGACTGGAACGTATTCACGGGACAGTTCTTCGCTAGGTGGCGGCCGGAGATTCATCCGATTGATCCCTTTGATATTCCGCCGGACTGGGACCGCTTCATCTGCGTGGACTACGGGTCCAACGCTCCCTATGCGGTGCTGTGGTTTGCACGGCCGCCGGGAACGAAGTCGGTGTACGTCTACCGTGAGCACTACGGGAAGGGTGTTACGCTCAACGAACAGGTCTACCGCGCGCACCAGATTACAGTCGATGCATCGGAGACGATCAGGGCGGTGGTCCTCGACCCGTCTATGTTCTCAAAGGTCAACGTGAAGGGTGAGAGGATTGCTGCGATGGCCGACACGTGGAAGCAGCAGTTTGGGGGGACCACGGTTGTCATACGCGGGAACAACGAACGCGTATCGGGGTGGCGGCTGATGCGTGAGATGATCAACTGGGAGGAGGCCCCGCAGGGGGGGATACTCATGCCGCCTCGGCTCTTCGTGTTCCGTACGTGCGCGAACCTCTGTCGTACGCTTCCGCTACTCATCTGCCATGACGTGAACGTGGAGGACGTAGACTCGGATGGGGAGGACCATGCTGCTGATGCGTTGAGGTATGGCCTGCAACACGCTTTCAGCGGTGGCGGGCGCCTGCAAGCAGTAAAGTATAGCATGGGTCCGTCAGGAGTTGTCGTAAGCCGACGGACGTGATACACTGGTAGAGGGGTTATATTTGAATGGCACTTAAGGATAGGGTAAAGAGGAAAGCGTACAACCAGCAGTATAACGAGACGCACCGCGATCAGATAGCCGAGGTCGGCCGGTGGTACAGAGAAGGCCGTCGAGAGCAGCTTGCGGAGCGTGGTCGGCGGTACAGAGAAGAGCACCGGGATAGTATCAATGCCCAGAAGCGTGTGGAAACTAAGCTGACGCGCTGGGTGGGCAAGATGGAAGTAATCGAGCGGTTGGGGGGCGTCTGCCGTAACTGCGGGTATAAGGATGATCTTCGGGCGCTTCAGGTTGATCACGTTGACCCCGCCACGAAGACGATGGGGCTTAGTGGGCTTGGTCGTTTTGCGCTTAAGGGGGGCCTCCCACCATTTGTAATTCGTGAGCTTGAAAAGTGTCAGCTCCTCTGTGCTAACTGCCACGCGATCAAGACTCATATGGAGCAGGCTGTATGACCCTAGCAACGGCGACTGACCAAGAACTTTGGAAGCTCCGTACTGAGGTCATGCGACCGTTTAACGAACGTGATCGTGTGTGGCGGAACCGGCGTAAGGTTCGATACCGGAGAATGGAGCAGGACCTTGCCGCGCTCCCCTTGAACCCCCGCATAAAGGATACGGCGCTCATGGTCTATCAGACCGAGCTGCCGAATCAGGAGGCGCACAAGCGTACGAAGAGACTCATCGCTAACCGTCCTCGGTTCGAGGTTATCCTGCTTAAGACCGGCCCCGACTTCCAGGGGTTGGCGCAGGAACTCGAGAACGGTATCAAGGCGCTGTACAACTGGATGAACCGTGGGAAGCCGACGGTCGAGTGGAAGCTGGTAGAGCACCAGCAGGGCGACGGGTTAGGCATCCTCAAGGTTGACTTCCTTCCTGGGCACGGTGTAACGCTTGGGGCCTTTGATCTCGATGACCTGACGGCTGACGACGAAGACGGGGAGATTGAGGGTGCCAGTGACCGTAACAGCGCCCGATCTGATTTCCGCGCGGCTATGACGAAACATGGTGACGAGGCTAAGGCGTTTAGCCAGGTAACAAATGATACACTCCGGACTGAGTTCCCCCCGTTTAGGCTCATCGCCGTGGACCCCCTCAACTGTTATTGGTGGGAGGACGACGATGGCGTGGCGTTGATGGTGGAGACGGGTGAGAAGTCCCTGAACCCGCTCCTAGAAGCCTTTGCTGACTATGGCCTGCGTTACGACAAGGACACCGGAAAGGTCTTCATACGGGGAGAGACAACGGAGGCGGTCGGTGCGCGGGCGTACCTTCCCCCGCAGTCGAGTGGGGCAGACCTAAGCCAGCGTGTGGCCTATACGGAGATACGCACGCGTGAGCACATCTATGTTCTGATCGAGCACCCGAAGCTCAAAAAGCGGGCGCCGCGTGGTCAGCAGGGTGAAAAGGGTGTGGTGTTCCGGTTCCCGAATCCCTTCGGGCCGCGAACGACCGGCTACGTACTTGTGCCCGGTGATGTGACGACCGATGAGGACCCTGCGTACAAGTATCAGCCCGTGATCGAAGGTGTGCTATCCACAGCGCAGGCGTTGAATGTTCTCATGACGGCTCGGCTGTCCGCATCGTTGGAGGAGGCCTTGGCACCGGCCTATATCCGTCCGACTCCGGAGCAGCAGGTGCTTCCGTCAGAGGAAGAGAAGGCGCCGTCGATTGACCAGACGAACCGTGAAATCCCTGTTATCCCCGGTGAGATCAAGCGTGTTGAGACACCTAACGCGGACTTGGCAAAGGCTGAGCAGCGACTGCTGGATGAGACAAATCTGTATCGTATGTCGGAGGTTCAGCAGGGGGAGGCGACCTCTGAGGCTTCGGGCCACCGCTTGGCGATCCAGGTGTCACAGGCTGACATCCAGATGGTTCCCTACCAGAACGTCCGAAAGGATGCGATGGAAGAGATCATGAAGGGGATTGTCTATGCGGTCCGCAAGCACGGGCTGCCGGTGTATATTCCCGCTATGCCTGAGAAGCCAGCACGGGGAGAGAAGGTTCGCGTTGCCGACATGGCAGTGATCACACCGGAGATGGCCGATCTTCCCTTTGACTTGATTATTACGCTGGGCGCAGAGACCCCCGTTACTAAGTATGCTAAGTGGGCTGCGCTGGCTGAGCGCATGGAGCAGGGCACAGCTGGCTACCAGACCGTGGTTGAGCAGTCTGACACTGAAGACCCTGATGAGGAGATAGCCCGTGTCTTCGAGGGTAAGATGCTGATCGGTACGATGGAGGCGATTATCCCGGTGTTAGTTGAGTTGGCTACTGCCTATGGGACGCAGAAGGTAAAGGCGCTCCTGGCACCGCCTGGGGAGGCACCGCCTCCGGAGGGTGGAGAACAGTTGACGCTGGGCATTGATCCGGCAACGGGGTTGGCTGGTGGTGGTGGTGGCGCTGGTGGTGCTAACCTGCCACGAGTGCCCGGCGTGCGTATGCCTATTGCACCGTCCACGAAGGACTTTGGGCCGCCAGTCCAAGAAGCGGTTGAGGTTACGACCCGTGGCTAGTGACCGTAAGCCCATCCTCGGATCGGCCTGGGTAAATGAACGATTCCTTGCGGTCCTCGACGGCGTGTATCAGCTCGTAGACCGTTTGGTCGACACGATCTACAGCGAGGGTTTTGGTCCGCTGGAGCAGCCGATCACAAGGGGAGACATCCAAAAGCTGACAGCTGAGGCGTTTCAGCAGGTGGTAGACGAACAGCTGAGCATGGGCGCAAAGGCTGAGCTGATCAAGACGGCTGCGAAGCTCCCCGCTGTAGATGAGGAATTGCCCTAGACGCGCTGCATCTGCTATAATATAGAGTGGGCCATTGGAGGCATGGCCGAGGAGCTTATTTTCTATGCCTCCACCCGTAAGTCCTTGGGAACGTTTGCTAGACGCAGGCAATGTGTCCCCGCCGCCCCCCTCCGGTTCGCAACCTCCTGAGGCTGCGCCTTGGTGGATGATGTGGATGAACCTTGGTCCTACTCGCCCTGGCGGCCCTGACCAGTGGGAGCTTATACCGAAGCCTCGGCATGTTCTTGAGGCGGAGGGCCTCCTCCGTGATGATGCGCAGTCAAGCCTTGCGTCTGCACAGCTACAGGCAGCTACTGCAAACAGGCGGATCAACCTCGACCGTGCCATTGCGTCACTTGGGGCCTTTAACCAGGCCCAGCGTAGTGCCGATGAACGACGGGTAGCGGCGATAGACCAGGCCCGATTGCTTAGCGGCCTTCTCGTTCCCAAGGGAACGGAGTTCTTCCCTGGTATGGGTCCAAGCGGTGCGTTAGCGCAGGCATCCGAACGTGCGGGGTTGGAGTTTGCACCCTCCCGCGTCGTTGAGCGCGAGTTCCAGCCACAGGCGTTGGCGGATGCGCCGGACATTCCCCCACAGGTCGCAGCTATGTTACAAGGTCTACAGGCAATATAATGGCAACCTTTCTTGACCTCTTCAAGCAGGACTCCACAGCGTTCAACGTCGCAGGTGGGTTTGACATCGCCCAGCTCAACCTGGCAGCGCAACAGGCTGCAATGGAAGCAGAGGCCGGTCGGCGGGAGGTAGGGCTCAGCCTCCTGCAGCAAGTCACGCAGATGGCGCAGAACCCGTTTAGCCCCACGCTGGCTGGCATTGCAGCGGGGGCAACAGGAGCTGGGGGCGGGATCTCTCCCTATATGGCGGCGTTCCAGCGGACGGGCGGCGTTGGGCAGCCGGCTCCGCCAGAGTATTTTGATGTGGCCACTAACCTTCTCCGTGAGCTGAGCATTTATGCTGGCGCTGCTGGGATTAACCCTCAGACGGGCCTTCCCTACACGGCTAAGGAGATTGCCTACCTGAATATTCTCCAGCAGCGGCAGGCGCCCCAGCCCCGCGCAAGTGTGATATAATGCCGCACACATCATTCGCTGCCCGTAAGCGCAGCAAAAATCCCCGCGTTCGTAATGCTCTGCTGGACGTGTCGCCGTTCGCACGCGGACGGCCAACGGATAGGCCAGGGAAGCGAACACGTGCTACGGCCTCACCCTTCGGCGGCGTTTTCCAGGCCGCAGCCACGGCTGGGGAGACGAAGCCTCCAACGACTGCTGCTCCACCTAAGCAGGACTTCGCGGCGGGCGCTAACATCTTTCTGCAGCAGTCGGCAGGCCTTATTCCGACCGATCCTGGCGTGGCACCGCCTGCCATTATGGCTGCGCTACAGCTGCAGCGGGATGCGGGGCTAATTAGTGATGAGCAGTTGCAGAAGGCAATGCAGAACCAACAGCTGCTCGCAACGGCTGGTACGCCGGGGGCTCCCGGAGCTGCGCCAGGCATGGCCACATCTGCCTTTGGGATCGGGGGGCCGTTCCTTGTCTCAACGCCGAACCCCTTTACGGCTGAGCGTTTTCTCGGTCAAGTAGGTGATGGGGGCATTCCCACGGTTGACAAGCCGTTCTTAGAGACGCTACAGACGCAGGCGAAGGCAACTGGGGTTCCCGAAAACATCATGCGTGTGGGATCGATGCTTGGTGCCACTCCCGGTGCGCGCGCGGACTTTGCTCGCTTTCTTGGGATGGGGCAGTCGACGGCTGAGGACTTTCCTGAGAAGATTCATCCAGAACTGGCAGCTTCTGCGCGGAGAATGGCAGACGAGGTACAGAACAACCCCTTTATTAGCCCTGAGGGGCTGAGTATGCTCCAGCGGGGACTTATGCCTAATCCGAATATGATCCAGGCCGCCTTCTGGCGACACGCAGACCCCGTTACCAAACAGAAGATGTTGGGCCTCTATCAGGAGCGTGGCGTACTACCAGAGCAGATCGGCGCAGCGGCTGAGGCCGCACGACCATCATAGGAGAGATTACATGGCATTGCATCCTACAGTCGGTATAGAAGTGCTCATGTTCCTTGACGTGATCAAGACGGGATCGAGGTATCAGGTGGTGGACACCCGCGACAACTCGCCTGTCGGTCGCACATACGCTACGCGGCACGATGCGTGGGAGCATATCCACACATTGGACTCGCAGGCCATCGCGGCGCTAGGTCAGGGTAAGGGGAAGGATTCCATTGAGAAGGCGCTTGAGGCCCTGAAGCCCGCGTTTGATGATGTCTTTGGGACAGGCGACCTCAACAAGCCGAAGGTGTCCCCTCCGAAGCAGGATTCGACGCAGACGAAGAGCTAACGCTGTGCCTTATCGCATTCGGAAGAGCGGTGACAAATGGGTCGTGGTGAACACTTCTACGGGTAAGAAGAAGGGCACCCACGCGTCTAAGATCAAGGCCCAACGGCAGATTAACATCCTTCGACAAGTAGGGTAGTCGATAGTGTTTCGCTTCATAACAGGGGGGCGTGGTCGGCCGTCTAGGCGGCGTCCTACGGTGTCGGTTGTTGCCACGCCGACTCCTGCTCCGCCTCCACAAGAACCAGCTCCTACACCTGAGTTTCGGAGCCAGCTTGCTCGTACGATGGCTGCTGCCACAGAGGCAGACGCAGCCACAGCAGATGCACGGGTTCTTGGCGGTGCTGCATACGGTGCGGTTGGCCGTTACCAGGCTCACCGGGAGCAGGTGCAGATGGCGGAGCAGGAAAAGCGCCAAGCGGACGAAGAGCAGAATCGTGTTCGTATGGAGGCTATCCGATCTGACTTTGCGCCGCGAATCGAGGACCTTGGCGCCGACGTAAAGCAGGCTGCAGCATTCCGGTCTGGAATACAAAACCGGCCCTACTATGAAGTCGTTGAAGAAGAGCGCCTGAACGAAGGGTCACGCCGCGCCGATAGCTTTGGTCAGGCGATGGATAAGCTGTCTCCTGATCAGCAGGGCGCGTTCCGTACAATGGCTGCTGGGCTTGAGAGAGAGGATCTCCGCCCAGCCGACTATGAGCAGGTGCTAGGCGCTGTACGTGCGGGAGAGGTCAAGTTGTGGTTCAACAGAATGGAGCTACGGGGTGCGCCCCCAGGAGTGGGGGATATTACGAAAGACATGGTGGACAGGGCTAATAGGGTCTACCGTGCAACGGAGGATGAGGAGCTTATCTCTGTGGAGCCCTCGGGCGGCATCCGCCGTCCTCCAGGCGTGCTACCGAGCGCAGCAGTTGCCTTAGAAGAGGCTGGAAGGGTCTACGAGGCAGGTGAGCGATTTGCGGGCGAGCCAACAGCAGGTGCCTTACGGCTTGGCGCAGAACAGGTTCGCCCAGTAGGTGTTGGTCTGCCAGGTGTGGCTGCTGGCCGCCCCGTTGGTGGAGAGGCAACTCAACGTTTTGCCGAGGACCCATCGTATGAAACCCTTCGTGAGTTGGGCCGTGAAGTCCCCCTCGCACCGGAAGTTCTTAACCCTTTTAACTTTGTTCCTCTACCCATCATTGACCCCTTAGTGGCAGGGGCATTGGGCTGGGTATTTAGAACTGGGGCGCGGGTGGCGCGGCCCATATTACAGAAGCTTACGGGGGAGGCCCTGGAGTTAGCAGCACGGGAGGGAACCGAACAGGGGACGAAGCTGGCGGCCGAGCAGTTTGCTGACGATGCGGCGCGTACTCTAGCTGATCCGGCCTTTGCGCGTGGATCGCCACTTGAGCCAGAGGCTGTCAGGCGGCCGGTAGCTGAGGCCGTAGAACCTGTCATACCCGCACGTGTAGAGCCCATAGCACGTGTAGAGCCTGCACCGCGTGCGGCACGCGAACCCATACGCGTTGGTCGTGCCAATACGGAAATTCAACGCGGTGTAACGGACATTCAGGCAGCTGCTCGCACTGCACCAGACGTGTCTGTTGGTCGGCTGACACGGATTGACTGGTCGCGGAGGCGGGCTACGTTGATTGATCCCCAGGGGCAGTCGGTTGAACGCCGTCTAGACGATTTGGAGTTCTTCCGTGAAGCTGCGGCTCCGGTTGATGCCCCGCCCGTACGCCCTGTAGAGGCCGCCCCCGCACGAGTTGCTGCGCCTGTGGGGGAGGCTGCCCCTCCCACTACTCGGTTTTCTACTCGCCTTGTCGATGAGCAGCAGGGCAGATTCATGGATGATATGCTCGACGAAACGGGTGCCAAGATTGGTGACCTAGAGTACCGTGTAGACCCCAGGTTTCCTGACCGCCTCCACGTGGTCAACTTCCGTGTCGACGAAGCGTTTCGGGGTCGTGGGTTGGGAAACCGACTCCTTGACCGCGCTGTTGAACGCGCAGATGAGCTGGGAGCTACAAGGCTCACAGCAGACGCCGTAAGCCCGGAGGGCGAACGTGGGCTTAGAAGCCTTCTGCGGCGGGCCCCTGGAACGGTGGAAGAAGGGGTACCACCCGCACCGCCCAAGTTTGAGTTTGATCTGACTGCGCTGCGCGAACCCCCTATGGCGCCACGAGCCGCGCCTGTTGAGGCTGCCGTACCGACGCCCCGCAAGCCGGGAGCGCCTGACGCTATCGACGAAGCCGTTGCGCGTGGTGTGGCTCCGTCTGAAGCCTTCCCCACTACCGAAGTTAAGCCCTTCCGCACAAGGGTACAACGGACAAATAATGCCGTTAACCGTGCTGAGAAGGCTCACGCAGATGCGCCCCGTGGGCAGCGTGCGGCTCGACTAGCTGATGTTACTGAAGCGAAGAAGGCTCACCGCGAGGCGCTTGCTGATCTCAAGCGAGTACAGGCAGGCAACAAAAAGGCCCTGAACCAACGCGCGAGGCTTGCATCACGTGTCGAACGTGCACGAGGAACGGCTGTTGAGCGTCGTGCTGCAGCGGAGGCCACACGCACGGGGCGAGCAGCCCAACGGGCAGCCTCAGCAGAGACGTTTGCGGAGCTGATGGATACGCAAGGCCCATTGGTCGAACGTATGCGTAGCGTGGTAATGAAGCTCGCACGTATGCAGGCAGGCCGCGCATTGGAGATCACGGCCGGGCGACGGGGGCAGGCTGCACGCCTGTCGCGCGCTATCATGGCTGGCCGGAGAAAGGGCCTTACAGGGGCAGAGGCCCTCCGCTTCGAGCGGACTGCGCTGCGTGGTAAGCTGCCTAAGGGCGAGTTCCAGCTTCCTGACGAGGTTTTCTCTGACGTTGAACGGGAGACTCTCATCCGTGCGGCCCAGGATGCGCTACGGAACGAAGGGCTCGTGTTTGAGGCCGGTAACATCCGCGCGATCCTGACCGACAAGCTATTCCCCGGAAAGCTGCTAGACATTACACCGGGGGAGATATCCCTCCTCGACAGGGTATTCGGTGGAGACTTCGCACTTAACCTGTCGGCCCTTATTGGGATGCGGAAGCCGAGCATTGTTGATCAGCTTGTGTCCATAGTCCACTTCCCCCGAAATGTCCTCGCGGGCCTCTTTGACCAGTCGGGGCTCCTCCGCCAGGGTGGGTTTATGGCGATCACGCAGAACCGTGCGTGGCGGGCTAATGCAACACGTTACTACCGTGCTTTCTTCTCTGAAGACTTCGCGCAGGCCCGCGCAACGCAGCTTATGAAGGACCCCAACTTCGCGTATCTGGACGAGATCGGGGTGTACATGCCCCTACCTGGGCGCATGGCTGCTGGTGAGGAGGTTCTCCTCGGCCGAGACGAGGCAACCTTCTTAGGGCGGGTGCTTAATCACGGCGCTGAGACTATGATGGAGAAGGCGGGCGTGCCGCTGACACTGCGGAAGGTGCTTGGTCGGCAGCTGGGATCGCGTGCTGCAACAGATGGGATGATCACGTTCCTATCCGGTCTGCGCCGCGACACAAGCGTGGACATGCTTGTTCAGTTGCTTTCCCGTGAGGATCGGCTTGCGTATAGTATGGCAGATGCTGCAGGACGGGTAGGCATCCTACGTGAGGGAGTTGAGGCTGCTGACGCAAAGGCTATAGCTTCCTTTGTCAACTCGGCAACCGGACGTGGGACTCTCGGCCCCCTGAACCCCATCACGCGTGTCCTGAACCTACCGTTCTTCGCCCCTCGATTCGTCGCTGGTCAGATTACGCGCTTCGGCCCCGCGTTCGATCCGAGCATCAGTCTAACCGCTCGTAAGTTGATTCTTCGTGAGCTTGGTAAGTATTACGGCACGATGACTACCGTGCTGGCACTTGTCGGCCTTGCGGGGTGGAAGATAGAGCAGGAAACGGGCATGGTCCCCATACGGGTTGAGTGGGACCCCCGATCCACCGACTGGGGCAAGATCAAGGCCGGCCCTCTCCGTGTGGACATCACGTCAGGTGCGCTACCCCTGTTCCGCACAGCGGTACAGATAGCGACGGGCCAGCGGAAAACTGCGCTGGGCGACATCCAAGACATCGAAGTCGGCACGGCAGCGTTGAATCTGATTCGATCTAAGCTCTCACCGGCCGCTGGTGTGGTGTGGTCAGCGACGACTGGAAAGACATTTATTGGGGAAGACCTCTCACCAGGACAGATCGCGCATGATGTCCTCATGCCTATTGTCTTCCAGGACATTGAGGAAGCTGTACGTGAAGGCGGTGTCTGGCATGTGCTCCCAAGCCTCCTGTCCTTCACGGGGATCGGCATCGTGTCCTACACGTCGCCCAGCGTTCGTACAAAGGAGATGATCCATGAAGGTTTTATGACGGGTATGTTCAATCCGGCAGACTACGACGATCTACCGGACGGGATTGGTGATCTTCTTCCTGAGGATCGCGCTAAGCTAGAAGACCTGAATCCCGAACTATTCCGTGAGCTAATGGAGGCGACGGGTGAAACGGTGGCAGGTATTAGTGAACGGGGCCAGCGGGCATTTATAGGTGAGCTAGGCCGCGTCGGTCGTGAGCAGGCGGTAGAGGGTATCACGCAGGCGGCTGACGTGTTCCGCCGTACGGAAAACGGAAAGGGCTTCCGTGATGCGGTTGATTCTGCGTTCCTCCGTTTGCGCGGTCTACGCAGCGTCTTGGAGGAAGAGCGGGAGCAGCTCGGTCTTGAGACACGTGAGCGGGCGGGGCCTGTGTGGGATGACCTGAATACGTTCTTCGATATCTTCGACCGCTATCCCGAAGCAGATTCCGACCCTCGAGAACGGGAAGATATGTTTGAGGAGATCGAGCGGTTCTATGCGGAAGTTGGGACGGATCGGGCGGACGCAATTGAGCGCCAGCTTGGGCTACCGTTCAAGGAGGTCCCTGTATATACTGACCTTCGCAGAGACAAGAAGACTCTACGTGAGGCGGGCTACTGGGACATTGGCGAGCGGGCGTGGGAAATGATCGTGGCGGAGACGCGTGAGGGTCGCGTACGTGTAGGCGCTCTGCCGCTACCCGCTACCCGACGTGAGTATGAGGAGCAGCTCGTTGTTCAGGCTCGTGGCCTGCCTCCATATGAACGTGACTTCATCGTAGACCAGGACCCCGACCTGAAGGAGTACCGACGGGTTAAGGCACTACTTAATCAGGACTGGTATGCTGCACATATTGATCTGCTCCCCGTATTGGACAGGTGGGGCTATCGAGAACTTGCCGCTAGTGACGTGGGGCTGACTGAACCAACGTTCAGGATCAGATAGACACATACGCATCTCACCTTTACGTAAGGGTAAGATTGTGGTACACTAAGAAAGGAGCCTTATGGCTACTACAACTGAAGAAACCGTCGACACCATGGTTGACACCCCGACTAAGGAGGAGCCCGCTCAGGGCACCGATACTCCAGGCCCGGAAGATGTTCCGGCTGCTGAGGCTACACCGGAGGAGCCTAAAGCCGCGACGGATGCCGCCCCAGATGAGGCCCCTGAAGATGCTCCTGCTGACGAAGAGGAACCATCCGACGAGCTAGACGACGAGACGCTTGAGGCGCTTGCCGAAGCCTATGACGACCGCTTGCGGAAGACTAAGACCCTTTCGCGTAGCGTGACCCAGCAGGTTAAGGACGAAGTGGGCCGTCAGGTGCGTGAGCATCAGTCCGTCGCCTCAACACAGACTCGTGCGGACCAATTTGTCAACCAGGGACGGAGTGCTGCTGAGAACATTCAGCGGCTCGCCAACGCGGCACGTGGGGAGCTAGACAAGGCCGGAGGCGACGAGCCGGTCAATGCTAGTGTCCTCGACCCCAAGGAGATGGTGGCCTCGCTTGAGCAGTACGGCTCAGCTACGGCAATGTACGAGCGCCACGTACTCGAGACGGCAACGCAGGATGGGTTTGATCACGTCTTTGGGGAAGTCTTGCCGGAATTGTCTGACGAGCACGTAGAGGAGCTACAGGGGATCACCACGACTATCAATCGGATGCGTGGTGATCAGCAGCAGTACACCCGCGCGGATTCCACGTGGATGACGCAGCTTCTTGATTTTGTAGCTCGCCGCGCGATGGAACATGGGGCTGCGGAAGAGCGTAGCCGCCTCGCAAGCCGGTCTGCTGTTAAGGGAAAGATCGCGGATACGAACGCGGTCGCGGCAGCGAGGGCGAAGATCGAGGCTGGCAAGACGCCACCCCGCACTCCCAAGTCGGAGCCACAGTCGGTGGTTACGGATTTCTCTGAAGACGGCTACCGTACGATCAAGAAGGACGGTACGCCAGAACAGATTCAGGACTACGTAAACCGCTGGGCGACGGCTCGCACAAGTGGAGGAAGAGCTTAGTCCGCGATCTGTGCTCGCGGAGAACGAGGTAGAACGATATGGTCACAACTCTTGAGATGACCTCCACTACGCACGCTAACTTCTTGCCCACTATCTGGGCAGATGACACGCGCGATGCGATTGAGTATGCGGAGGTCTTGAGTAAGCTGGTTAACACGTCTTATGAGGACGAGTTGACCATTGGGCGCGTTCTGCGCATCCCGCAGCGTGCCAACTACAACACCCAGACGAAGAGTGAGGGTATCAGCAACACTGTCGTGTTCCAGGCACACGCTGCTGACACGAACTATCAGGACGTCACCATTAGTACGTTCCAGTATGCGGCTGCCCTGCTTAACGCCGTTGTTGCGGCTCAGTCCAAGTATGATGAGCGTCAGCGGATTGCTCACGGTCTTGGCTATGCCCTAATGCGGGGTGTTGAGGTAAGTGTCGCCGGCCTGTTCGGCAGTTTCTCGCAGATCACTGGCTCATTGGGTGCTGACCCTGACGATGCTGTCATTCGGCGCTCTCGGCAGTATCTAGCTGAGGCGGGCGTCTACCAGGACGCTTCCTGGATTTTCGGTCCATCAGCCGAGTCAGCACTGTTCGGAATCAACAAGTTTACGAGCAAGGACTTCGTGAGTGCGTCGTCCGTTATGGAGACCGCAACCTTGCCACCGCTGTACAACTACCCGGCCTATGTTAGCAATCTGTTGACGGCGCCGGCAGTTGGGCAGACCAACTGTGCGCTCCTCCACAGGGAGGCCGTGATTCTGGTACGCCAAATCAAGCCGACCTTTGCAGAGCAGTTCCTGATCAACAACCTTGCCGATGGCGTGGTTGCTTATCAGCTTTACTCAGCAGATGAGGCTGAGTGGGTGCAGGAAGCGCCT